ACCGTCAGCTAAACCACAAACAACTGTTGCAAGAAATTCAAGAACCGGTAATATAATATTACATAATACCCAATAAAATATATGAGCCACCACTAAAATCACAAACAACAGAGGATAAAAAATATTCATCATAAACTGAAACAGTAAGAATAGTATGTCCAATCTATACATCCCATCATTAGTTGGGAATTTGTTATTTGTTGATTCACAAGCATCATCAAGAATATTTTTAATCGCAATAATTCTATTATTAGAACCACCTTTACGATATTCACTGATTAATTGTGAAACAGTATAGACTTTATTATATTGCATCTCATAAAACCTATCCTCACAATTAACCGCCTCATTAACCATTCGTTGTCCTAATGTAGTTAGTGCACCTGTACCTCCAGTTACACCATAATCATTCCAATCAAGACTAAACGCGTAAGACGCATTAGCCGCTTTAAAATTATTATTAGTAACATTTGAATAACTACACGGATTATCAGCGTTTCCAAAAGAACCCGCAGTCGCTACCTTACGATTTGTCAATGGGTCATTTCCTTCCGCAGTTGTCCAACCATATTCTTTAACATTAGGAACTAAGAAATTGGCACGTTTAATTCTAGCACCTAAATCTGTAGATTGATTCCACATTATTTTAAAACGATATCTACCCTTAGTTGGAATACCTTTTTTAGGGTCTCTCGAAATTACTTGTTCCCCAAACTCATTAGTTACCACATAATCTAAGTTCATTGGAACATCGACCATCCAAGCACCGTTATCATCAATAACTTGACCATTACTTTCTAATCTCGCAACTTCTAATCCAGGTCTACCGTTATCATCCAAATCAATAGTATGTCGAATCGCCTGTATTTGACCGGGACCCGCAACCAAATTACATAATGTACCTGATTTTAAAGCGGGTTTACATTTAAGTTTAAGTGATTGGCTTTCTTCGTTTGATATCACCGACCCCATAAAAATTGCGGTTGGTTGTATTGTGATATTTTTTTCAGCCGATAAATCAAAATCAGTACGTGTGATACCAACTTCACAAACCTCAGTCTCACCCCAAAATGGTTGAATCTCAATATTTCTATTAATTGTAATAATTTGAGGTAATTCTCTTAAATTTGTCGATGACTTAAATTTAGTACCGCTAACTTCTTGTTCGGTCGCTACACCCATTCTAATTAAATCTTGAGGAGCTAATGAGAATTCACCAATATCCGATAAATCAACATTAAGTACAATTGTTTGTGAACCTAACGGAACCCCAACAATCATATAATCCCCACTATCATTAGTTACCGCATTAAATTTGTAGTATTTGTCATAAATTTCAATCTTAGTCGGATTGGTCAAAACCTCATTACGAGTAAAAAAAGAACCTGTGGGTACGTGATTACTATAAGACTGTTCTTGAGGTAATAAGTTATAAATATACCCACCACCATCAGTTTGAGTTAAATTTTTAAACGGATATAAATCAGATATAATTGGATTATTAACTTCATCTTGGTCAGTTAATGGTATAAATACTGAAACTTTAGCATTCGGGACACCAAATCCGTTGTTAATACTGACACGACCAACTAACACTCCGTAGTCAGAACATCGTCTTGTATAAACATCGCTTTGGAATAATTTTAATGATAGAATTTCAAGTGATTCAAAATCTTGGTCGAGTTTGACTCTAATAGATTTGTCAACACCTGGAGTTGTTCTAATTCTATATGAATTTGACATTTTTTTACTTTTAAAATAAATAGTTTATATGCTATTTTTAAAAGATAAATGATAATTTTTGAAAATAAATCATCAACTAAAATTAGTCGTTGATAGATTTTTAACTCTTACATTAATGTCTGAATTAGGAAAACGAACTTGGTATGTTTGACTAGGTTCGGCAAATATAGTATCATCAATCAATTCAATCTCTCTTGTTTCTTTATCAACATACCTTTGTGATGTTTGTGAAGACGAATATTGACCACCAACTTGATTAAACACTTTAATATCGGCAACACTGATTACCCCATTTTGCGTTTGAATTATTCTACGTACTTCAGACACGTTTACGTTTTCACCCATTTGTCTATTACCAGGTTCGAAGAAATCAGATATTGAATTAATTATTTGTGTAATTGATGAACCTTGGTTTTGTGAACTATCTAATACAACATCAATAGTAATACTTAAATCAATAACATTTGCAACCTGAACCGAAATATAATCGTTCATCATACGATAATTAGATAGATAATTAGCAACATTATTTTTTAATGTATCTGAAACTATTTCAGTTAATTTACCATTTTCATCGTAAGATAACATTTTAATAATAATTTTGTTATTTTCCTCGGTAATTGCGACTTTTGCAGGAGCCCCGAATTGAGATGGCATTGTTCTAATTAACGAATCATAATCATTAACAGTTACCGCTCTGTTTTGAGCTGAGAAGTTAAACGCCACTAAATTCCTAACCTCTTCTACTGTAGGATAATCAGCACCACCAATTGCTGCGGTCACGTTATTACAAGTTAATGTGTTAACTACCGACGTATTTATTGATTCAGAAGGACCATTAACAAAAAATGACACAGTACCTATTTGAGTAATAACATTAACCCCTAAATTACTAATTTGTCCACCACCAATTCTATACTGAACAAATAAAGTTGAGTTAGACTTCAATGAACTACCTAACGCAAAATTGTTTGAATATTTATATAAATCTAATTTATAACCATTTCTTGCAAATTCTCTCAATTGTTCATCGGCTGATTGACTACCACCACCAAATGTCATTTTAAAATAACCTTCAGGTGTGTACTCCGTAATGAATTTATCACTCACTGAAACATATCGACCAACTTTGATACCAGGACTATCTGAGACTTTAGTAGGGTCTTCAACAAAAACTCTATCCTCAGCTAAAGCTTTAACCTCATACCATCTATTATCTAACCCCAAAAATTCTTGAGTTGACGGGGTATTACCATATTGTGTCCCATCTTTTAATAAAACGCTTGTAACTCCAAGTACGTTTTTTTCAGGTAAAAATAACTCAAAAAATGGTTTAACATCGTTTGGTGTTATTACTTTTTTATATACTTTAGTAACACCATTTACAACAGTTTCTCGTTTAACTATGGTATAATTGATTAATGTGTTATTAGCATCAAAATTAGGAATCTTTAAACGGTTTGGAAAACCATCTCCACTAATTGGTGATGCAAAATCAATATCATATACTGTCTCAAACGTTTGACCCGCACCATTGATTTGTGAACCTCGTCTTAATATACCACAGTATCTTAAATCTTCTTTATCTCCAAATGCAGGTACTGTAATTGAGAAATCAACTAAACATACTGAAGGTCTTTGACCCGGAACTTTTAATCCGTAAGTTCTCGCTATATTATAAATTGACGACCTTTGTTGAGCATATTGTAATACTGTCTCTTGGATACTTCTATCTATGTTGAAGTGTAAGTTATCAGTAACTGCTGCATTTAAATCTAAGAACACGGAAAATATTGCCGCGTCATTTACGTTCTCAATTAAATCAGGATAGTAAGCTCTTGTAAAATTAATTAATTCAGTTCTTATTGACTGAAAATCCCTAGTAGTATACGAAATTTTTTTATTAGCCATATTATAAATTTATAATAACAAAATCACTTGAGCTAAACGCATCGTCATTTAACAAGTAATCAATTTTAATTTTTGCAGTGTGTTCTTTTGTACCAATACCCGGTACTCTAAAAACACGGTCATCATTACCATTAACATAAGTACCTTTATCTTCATCCCCTTCTGAAGCGGGTGTTACCGTTAACTTAGTAATGGTAATACCTGGTATATATTCTTCAACTGAGTCTCTAATTTCAGCTTCAATTTGAGAAAATGTCGGACCATCTAAAGGTTCAAATATATATTCATACAAACGAGTTCCAAAATCAGGCAAATAATATCTTGTACCTTTCCTTGTTAATAACAAGTGAATAAGGTTAGAACGTATTTCTTCTCTCGTTGTATCAGATAAATCTAAAAATTTACCATTGTACGAATCCCTAAATGGGAAATTTACACCATATGTTAATCCTTCTGCCATATTACATAAATATAATGTGGTTATAAATTTTTTGTATACCCATATAAAATAAAAAACTCTCGACATATGCCGAGAGTTTTTATGATTTACGGTTTTTTTAAGATGAACACCCAAAACATTCAAATTCAGAATCTTGAGGTTTTTGTGGTATCACATCAACTGTTGGTTTTTCCTTAACAGGTTTTTCTCTTTTTGAAATGTCGACCGCTAAGTGTTTAGCACCTGTAGAAATCGCTTTAGTTCGGATATAATAACTTAATGTCTTTAACCCTTTCTCCCAACCGTGAAAGTGAGATGAGGTAATTTTTGACAATGTTGGATTACCCATATAGATATTCATTGATTGTGATTGGTCAATAAAAGGAGCTCTTTCAGCCGCCATATCAATCAATTCTCTTTGTGATATCTCCCAAATTGTTTTGTATTTAGACATTAAATGTTCAATACGTTTAACTTTCTTGTTGTAATTTTTATCCTCAACATCAAGATAATGATTGAAATTAATGTTTTGAATTGAACCTTCATTTAAAATTATATCATTTTTTAAATCTTCAGACCAAATTCCTAACTTTTCAAAATCTTGTATTAAGTATTTGTTTACTATCAAAATCTCACCACCTACAACTCGTCTGTTAAACAATGCCGAATGAGCGGGTTCTGTCATTTCAAATGAACCTGTAATTTTTGCGGAAGACGCAACAGGCATTTGAGCCGTGAATAATGAATTACATACACCGTATTTCATTACACTTTCTTTTAATGAAGTCCAATCCCACATTCCTGATAAATCATCCTCAGTCATTCCCCACATATCAAATTGGAATTCTCCTTTTGACATTGGTGACCCTTTGAAATACTCATAAGGTGAATATTTTTCTTCAATACATAGTTGGTTACTCTCGGTAATCGCCGCGAAGTAGATTGTTTCGAAAATTTGTTTGTTTAATTTTCTAGCCTCTTCAGATGTAAATACGTAATCTAATAAATAAAATACGTCAGCCAATCCTTGAACCCCGATAGCAATTGCTCTTTGTTCTAAACCACCTTTTCTTCCTTTCTCAGTTGAGTAACTATTAATATTAATTACTTTATTTAAAGTTCTTGTAACCTTTCTTACCTCATCAAACAATAATTTGAAATCAAATTTACCTTCA